CTGCTCCGTCGAGCCTCCCGGCGTCGTGGCCGTCGCCAGGTTCACGAGTGCGTGCTGGAGGCTGGTCCCGTCCGATACCACGTCGCCCTCGATCACGATGTCGCGGGCGGCGAGGAGATCCAGGCCGATCAGCTGGCCATGGTCGCGCTGGCGCACCACGTCGCCGCTGCGGAGGGCCGGCAGGTCGAGACCCGTGATCTTGTCGATGGCGAACGGCGTGCCGAGGCCGATGGTCAGGCCATTGAAGGACGCCTGCCACGTGGACAGCGACGGAGGCGTGACCGCGGGCGATGGGAACGCCATGTGCTAGCTGGCCATCCTGACGGCCCATCCGACCTCCGACGCGATGGCGTGCGGATCGGCCGTCGACTGCACGTACACGTTGACCACCTGCTGCCCCGGCTGGCTCGAGGGGGCGGCGGCGGCCGACGCCGGCCCGGAGGCGGCAGGAGCCTGGGCGGATGGCCCGTAGATCCCGGCGACAGCCGGGCTGAGTGGAGCGGCGCCGCCGGCGACCAGCTGCAGCCGCGCTATGCCGGCGCTCGCCTGCGCCGACCCCAGCACCGTCGCCACCGCCGAGTCGGTTGCGGCTGCTGCCACCTGGTGGCCGTGCTGGATGCCCTGCGCGAGCCCCAGCATGAGGTTCCGGCCGATCTCCGCGAACAGGGTCGAGGGCGAATGGATGCCGAAGAAGCCCAGCACGTTGTGGACCAGGTCGCCGAGCTTGGACTTGATGAAGTCCCACACCGCGTGCCAGGCGTTCGAGATGCCGTTGATCAACCCCTGGACGATGGACTCGCCAGTGTGAAGCAGCCACTGCGTGGCGTCCCCCAGCGCGGCGAGGATCTTCGACGGCAGGCTGGTCCAGAACGACACCTCAGCGTCCCAGCCGGCCTCGACCGCGTGGGTGAACGCGTGCCAGGCATCCGATGCCACCTGGGCGATCTTCGACCCCAACTGTTCGAGCGCGTGGACGATCTTGTCCGGGATTCCCTCGAAGAACCGGACGATGTCGCCCCACCAGCGCTCGACGTCGGACTGGATCTGCTTCCAGTGCGTCACGATCAGCACCGCCAGCAGGCCGATGGGCCCGAGGACGACGGACACGATCCCCTCGATGATCTGCTTCAGGTGCGCATGGATGAAGTGCCACACGGCGATGGCCGCGTCCTTGATGTGCTCCCACACCTCCTTGAGGATGCGGGACACCTCCTTCCAGTGCGTGGCGATGAGGGTCCCGACCGTGACCACGGCCATGATGGCCAGTCCGACTGGTCCGAATGCCATCGACGCGGCCTCGCCGGTCGCCTCCGAGGTCGCGGCGAACTCCCCCTCGGCGGCTTCGGCATCCGCCAGCCCGCTCGAGAACATGGGCAGCTTCTGGACGAGGCCGGCGATCGCCTGCCCGGCGTCCCTGACCGATCCCACCAGCTTGACGCCCATGTTGACGACGAAGGCACCGATCGCAAGGGCCAGGACGCCACCGATAACGCCGGCGAGGGCTTCGGCCACCGCCTTGTGGTGCTCGAACCAGTCGACGGCCTTGGCTGCCGCCTGGCCGGCAGCGGTGATCTTCGGGATGAGCGCCTCGCCGAGCTTCGTCCCAAGGTCCTCGCCGGCCGCCTTCAACTTCTCGAGGGATCCGTGCAGGTTTTGGGTGGACTTCTCGGCTGCCTCGTGGGCGGAACCGGTCTTCTGGACCGCCGACGTCGCTGCCTGGAATGCCGGGACGCCTCCGGCGATGATCTGGCCCATCGCCTGTGCAGCACCGGCCCCGAACAGGGTCTTGAGCGCCAGGTCCTGTTGCTGCTGCGTCAACCCGGCCAGCTTCGGATGCAGCTGCGCGATCACCTGCTGCATCCCGACGAACTTGCCCGACGAGTCGAAGATGTGAACGCCGAGCGCGTCGAGCGTCTGCGTGACCTGCTTGCCGCCGCCGATGAGCGTCTGCAGCGCGGTGTTCACGACCGAGACGCCGCGGGTCCCCGTGATGCCGTGCTCGGCCAGGGAGACCATCATGGCCCCCACATCCGATAGTGACGGGGCCAGGGTCCCCAGCCTGCCGTGCAGCTTGTCCAGCGCGGCTGCCACGGCGTCGATCGGCTGGTTCGTCGCCCTCGCCGTGTTGTAGAGGACGTCTGCTGCGCTGGCTGCGTCGCCGACGGACAGGTGGAACGCCTGCATGGTGGTGGCCAGCGCGTTCGTGGCCGTTCCCAGGCTCGTGCCAGAGGCTTCCGCCATGTCGGTCGACGCGCGCATGACGTCGAGGGCCTGCTTGGCGGTCAGCGCGTGCCCCTCGGCGAGCCCCAGCTGGCCGGCCACCTGGGCGTATGCCTGGGCCATCTCGGTGGCGGAGAAGGTGGTCTCGCCGGCGGTCGAGAGAAACTCCTGCCCGATCCGCTTCGCGGCCTGCTGCGAGATCCCGGCCGACGCCGCGATCCTCGAGGTGGCCGTGTCGAATCCTTCGGCGAGGTGGACGGCCTCGGTGCCGGCGGCGACCGCCGCAGCGCCGATGCCAAGCACGGCGGCGCCCCCGACGGTGGAGAGGGCCTGGAAGGCGCTGCTCCCCTTGGTCTCCGCCTCCTGGAAGTGCTCGCCGAGCTTCTGGAGCGGCTCTCCGAGGATCGGGACGTAGTTCCCGGCCAGGGCGCCGAGCCGCTGGAACGCGCCACCGAGGCGCGACGTGGCGCCCTCGAACGCGTTGCCGATGTGCTTGGACTCCTCTTCGGCGACAAGGCCGGCCTCGCGCAGCGCGCGGCGCAACTGGTCGGAGGTGCCCGTTACGTGGACGGCGACGGTCCGTGTCGTCACAGGTCACCTCCCGATGCGCCGCCAGTCACACGGCACGGAACTTCGCTTCTCGCAGGGTCTCGTCGACTGCCGCCGCCACCATCTCGACGACCTGCTCCTGCTTTGCCTCCAGCGCTGGCGCGAGGAACGCGGGGTGGCTGTTCTTGTTCGTCCATCGCCCCGGAGGGCCAGGCAGTTGCGATTTCGGGACGAAAACCGGATGGCGCACGTATCCCCGGCCGTGGTTCTCGACCGCAGCTGCGAGTTCTGCCTGCGAGCCGCCCGCCACGACCTTCACGGTGACGCCGGACACGCGCACCTTGATGGACGCCGGGATGCGGCGGGAGAACGAGGACCGCCTGCGCGCCTCGTCGGCCACGAGCTCGCCGGCCTTCCGCAGCCGGAGCTGCATGGCCTTCGCGAGCTGCTTGTCGGCTGCGCGGAGGTCCTTGGCGAATGCCTTCAGCTCGGAGACGTCCACCGACAGCGGCGTCCCCGACATGGAGGTGCGGGCCGGGCCCCTGACCGTGAATCGCTGGAGGGGCATGGGGCGGCCTCCTTCCAGTCGGCCGGCTCAGTCGTGCGTGGTCGGCAGCTCGTCGATCACGCGCATCAGGGCCTCGGTCTCCGCCACGGTGAGCAGGTCCCACTCCCAGGGACGGATCCCGAACCAGTGTGCGAAGGCGGCGAGATAGGTCAGACGTCGGCGGTGGAGGCTGCCGACGTCTGAGTAGGGTCCGGCGCCTCCGCGGCGTCGTCCTCGACCGTGATCTCGCCCATGTCGAAGATGACGTCGCCGAACTTGAGGCCCGGCGTCTCCCGCCTCTGCAGCAGCCAGACGAGGCCCGTCATGGCCGATGCCGACCCGTCGGCCAGCGCCTGCGCCCACTCCCTGAAGCTGCAGCCCAGCGCACGTTCGAGCGCCATCGCCTCGTCGTTGCGGATGTGCGCGGGGTCGAACTCGTATTTCACTCCCTGGACGGTGATTCGCATTGCCGTCAGGGGGTCGTGTCGGCGGTCGTGTATTGGATCTGGCACACGGGGTCGCCCGCGCCGTCGTCGAGGGCGGTGAACGGGACCTTGACGGTGATGACCTGCGGGCCCGACTCGTTCGGAGTGTCGCCCTCGAACCGCACGCTCGGGAGCGTGACTGCGATCTTGGAGTTGTAGCCAGACGTGCCGATCTGTGGCCCCGTCAACGTGAACTGCAGGGGCGTCGGCGTGTCCGACACGAAGTTGTTGTAGAAGTCGGCGAGACCGGCGAACTCGATCTCGATCTCTCCGGTGATCGTGCCGAAGCCGTCCGAGAGCTGTTCCGCCTTGGTCCTGCTCCCGAGGGGGAACCGGTCCTGCTTGATCTTGTTCTGACCTTTGATGGTGACGCCCGAGACCAGGCCGACCGGCGCGGTGCCTCCCGTGACCGTCGTGATGCCGCTGGCGGTGGAGACGGTGCCGCCGAGTGTCAGCGACCCCTCGGCGAACGTCAGCAGGTTCGGCGCGGACGTGTCGGCCAGGTAGGCCGCTGCCGTGTAGGACGTGCTCGTCGCTTCCGAGATCCCGTCGAGGGTGAGGGAGAGCTTGGCGATCTGGTCACGCTGGACCGAGAGGGTCCAGTCGAGCACCTTCATCCCGGCATACGAGAACGCCTGGATCGTGCCGTTGGTCTGCGGCTCGCCCTTCTGCATCGACAGGCCGATGCCCTCGAGGACGCCGGTCGTGTGCGTCTGCAGCCACGCGCTCGTCGCCCCCTGCTGGGTGTTGAGCGGCGCCGCGCAGCCGAGCATCGCCTGGAAGATGATGCCGAGCTGGCGGTCGGCCGCGTCCAGCTCCAGTGAGCCGTCGACGCTGTACGACAGCAACGCACGCCGGGACGCGAGCTCGAAGCGGTTGCCGCGGAGTGCCTGGGACTGCACCGTCTTCTTCTTGTTCTTGATCTCAGCCTTGAGGTGGGGAATCCACCGCGTCGGGGCCACGAACGTCCCGACGCTCGACTCCATGGCGAGGCCCCAGGTGGCACCAAGGCCGGATCCGATGGTCGTCGGCATCAGTTATTCCTCCTCGGAACGTGCAGCCTCGCCGGAGACGTCCGGCGCGGCGGGGACTGCGGTGCGGGGCTTGCCGATCTCCGCGACCGGCTCCCAGAGAGCGTGACCCTCGTATGCGTCGGCCTGGTCGTCCGGGACGTCGATCACCTCGTCGGGTGCTGCGACCCGGCCGGTCAGCCAGTCGAGGACGACGTCGGACGAGCGATTGCGGAACTTCGGCATGGCGCTCCTTACCCTTGGATTCGAACGTTGATGACCTGGATCTGGAAGGTGAGGACGATTCCCCAGCCCTGGCCGCCGATGGGGCCGCTGTGGGCCATCCCCGTGGTGAACGTCCCCCAGGACCCCGACGGCGAGAGCGCGCCGCCTCCGCCCGGGTCCAGCAGGATCTGCTCCCGCAGACCGTTGAGCAGCGTGAACGCCTCGGTCAGCCGGCTTTGCGGATCGGAGTTCCCGGCCCACGTCCGGAGGCACCCTGCGACCTCGTACTCCTCCGAGACCCACCGTGACGTCGCCGGCATCGCCGCCCAGTCGGAGCGGTACCCCACGACGAGCTCGTCGAAGTTGGGGTATGCGCCGATCGCCATGAAGCGGTTGGCGACGGTCTCGATCGGCGGCCCGATGTAGGTGGCAACGTCGAGCGACGGATTGGCCGCCGCGACTGCCGCCAGGTAGCCCGCAACGGCGGAAATGGCCCCCGGTACGGTCGACTGGATGGTCATCGATGCCTACCGTGGCGATGGGCGTGCGCATGACGCACCCTGGCCACCTTGTTCACCCGCTTCACTCGTCGCGTCGTCTTCGCCTTGTGGATGTGGTGCACCGCCCGGTGTGCGCGGTGTGCCCGGTGTGCCCTGGCCATCAGGCGATCGCCACCGAGATGTACGGATCCAGCAGCTCGACGATCCGGTACGGCACCCCCTGCCAGAGGCCGCTCGCCGTCTCCTCCGGGTCGTACTCGTATCCCTCGCCGACACCTGGCGCCCGGAAGGCGGACACCTGCCGGGTGTTGCGGAACCAGTGGTTGATCAGCTCGAGCGTGGCGACCTTCAGGTCAGCAGGCACCGGGTTGTACCCGGCGACCCACACGACCTCGACGTTGCGCGCACCGGGGAACCATGGCTTTTGCACCAGTCCGGGGAAGACGCGTGTCAGCAGACCAGTCGGGTAGTCGCAGGTCCATCCGTCGACCTGATTGGTCGGCGTCTGCTCCGAGAGGGTGTGCGGGCCGGATGAGCCCCACCACTCGGTGACCGACACGATCTCGATGACGGGGTAGAAGGGCAGCTCGATGTAGGCGCCGGTCCAGCCGGTCCAGCCGTTGTAGCGCCTGTCGAACTGCGTCGGGGCGACCGGCCGCCCGATGAAGCTCTGGACCCACTGGCAGGCCATGTCGACGATCAACTGAAGCTGAAGGTCCTGCGTCGTGTCCGACGACGGCACCTGCAGCCAGGGCTTCACGTCCGTGGCGAGGTCCACGTAGTTCGACCACTGCAGGGAGGAGGCATTCACGTTCGACGCCACTTCTCACCCCACCTGCTGTGCGCCAGGAAGCAGCGAGCCGAGGTCCACCGATCCGCCGCCTGACGGCACCACGATGAAGAACGACTCTTCCTTGGCGCCCTGGATGCGCAGGTCAACCCGCCACTGGGTGTCCTGCGGTGTCGTGCCCGGGTCGACGTTCGACGTCAGGACCTGGGACATCTGTCCGGAGGCGTTGAGGTTGGCGGTGACCGAGGCCGGGACCATCGTGGTCGTGCCGTTGGTCATCCGGCCGGTCAGCGTGAATGTGACCGAGCCGGATGCAGGCGTCCCGTCCGCGTTCTCGAACGTGTGCGTGATCGTCGCAGCAGAGAACACGTCGCCCCCTTCGGGTCACATGGCCCGGTGTGCTGTCCCTATTCGGTCGGAGGCGCCGTCGTGGTGGCCGGCTCGGGCGACGAGACGGCAGGCTGCCGCCCGGTGGCCGACGGCTTCGCCTGCCCGGCCAGGTGCTCGGCTGCGCTCTTGGCGGCGTTCACGACGTCGCGCTCGACCCGGAAGACGGTGCCTGCCACCTTCGCGGCGACCTCGTCGACCACCGCGACGGTCGCACCTGCGGGGATGATCCTCCCGAGCGCTGCGCAGAACAGGTCAATGGTGGCTGGGTTGGTGATGCGTGCCATGAGGCTCCCTTCTCGCGAGGTGCTGGCAACGACTCAGTGGGCGGGTGGGGAGTCGAACCCCACCGCCGCCGAAGCGGCCCGCCGGGCGCCCGCCTCTACCCGACTACGAGTAGATGAAGGTCGGCGACACCGGGTACCGGGCGCCAGTGATCGACTGCACCGCAGCCGGGTACCGCACGATGACCGTGTAGTACGCGTAGAGCTGCAGCAGGACCGACAGGTTCTGGGCGAAGGTCTGCGGGATGGTGCGGGGAACGGGCTCCCCCTCCCACACCCAGACCTCCGGCATGTGGGCGACGACGATCTGCGTGTCGGCGCCGGCGTTGGTGGTCGGGATGTTCCCGTCCTTGAACACCGGCAGGCTCAGCAGCTCGTAGCCCGTGGCGCCCTCCGGGACCACCGCCTCCTTGCCGGCGATGGCAGCCGCGATGGCGTTGAAGGGGCCGCCAGCCGACGGCACGACCAGCGGACGCCCGTTCGAGTCGAGCTGGCTCGACACGAACGCCCACTCGGTCGGCGTGGCGAACAGGTGGGTGGGCGAGAGGACCGTGCCCGTCGCCGTCTCCATCTGCTGCGCCGCCGTGGCCACGTCGGAGTAGAGGTCCTGGATGACCGCCGCTCCGGTGGCCGTGGTGTGGGCGTCGGTGACGGTGCCGGCATTCGCCAGTGCGGCGGTCAGCACGGCCGTGTCGATCGCCTGGTTGTAGGCCCGCTGGAGCTGGTCGAAGACGATCCGGTCGAACTGGATCCCCGGACCGGCCCGGTCGAGCAGCTGCTGCGACACGGTGACCTGGCCGGCCTCGGTGACCAGGTTCGCCGACAGGTAGCCGGCCGTCGGGTCGGTCTCGGTGATCCCGGCGTTCTGCGACGACTGCGACGCCACGCCGGCGGGACCGGTCACGTGCGGCAGGTACACCGTCATCCCGTACTCGGGCAGCGGCTGGACGTTGGCCTGGTCGATGAACACGCGACCGAACTGGCGGAACGGCGCGTACTCGGAGACCAGGTACTCAGGCGTCACGAACGAGCCGCCGGAGGCGGCAGTGGTGTCCATGGCGCGCACCTCGAGCGCCCTGGCCTCGATGTCCGAGATGAACTGGCGGCCACGGGCCTCGTCCTTGCGGTAGTGCTCGCGGGCCAGCCGGACGACGCGCTTGCGGGCGTTCACGTCGTTCACGCAGTCGCGCACCACTTCCCTGCCGTGGGCTACCAGGCGCTCCTGGGCGTCCCGGAAGTGCGGGTCGCCAGGCATCGCCGCCCAGCACAGGTCGGCGAAGTAGGAGTTCGGGCTGCCGGGGCCGTAGGTCCTCGGCTCCTCGCGCACGACGACGGTCGGCACCGTGTCGATGCCGGCCCGCACTCGCGCCTCGTCGATCTGGCGCTTGCGCGTCTCCTCGGCTTCGACCTCGAGGATCCGGGCGTCGAGCTCTTCGACGCGGCTTCGGTGTTCGTTGTACGCGGCCGTGTAGTCGTCGGGCGGCGTGCCTGCCTCGCACGCCTGCCGGTAGACGGCGGCGACGTACTCGTAGTCGGCCATCGCGGCGTCGCGCTGGGCGAACAGGCCGCGCAACAGGTCGGACATGACGTTGCTCCTTTGTGTGGTGGTGGGTGGTCGTGCCGTACCGTTCCTGCGGGACGATCCGTCGTTCCTCGCCGCGGCCTTCTGCCCGGAGCGGTACTGGACGGCGACGTGCCGGTACTAGGTGGTGGCGCTACTGCCCCCGGGCCCGGGCCCGGAGGCGAGATCGGTTCAGACGGTGGCCGGCCGGCGCCGGAGCCGCAGCAGGTCCATGTCGACCGCGACGGCATGCGCCAGGGCAGGACTGGCCGGCTCGGACGACGCGGACCGGGTGCCGGTCCCGTCCTCGGCGCCCACGCCGGGGGCGTTCCCGTCCCCCACGCTCATCGTGCCGTCGGGATCGGCCTGGTAGGCGCCGGGGTCGCCTGAAAGGGTCTCCGGCTCCTCGTCGGCGTCAGGGGCGCCGTCGGCCGCCTGGTCCTTCATGGCCTGCGTGATGGCCTTCTGGATGCCCTCGAGGTCCTCCCATACCCTGGCGTCGGCCGGGTCCCGGTTCGTGTCCGGGTCCTGGGCCTGGGCCGCCAGCGCCTTGGAGATGGCCGCGTGGGCCTCCGCCAGGGCCTCGGCCACGGCGGCGTCCTGAGCCGTGGGCGCTGCCCGCCGGGCGCCGTCGGCGCCGGCGTCGGTGTCGGCCGTATACAGCCGCTCGATGGCGTGCATCAGCATGTCCGCCTCGTGCTGGGAGAGCGTCCGGCCGGCCCGGCGGTCCCTGGCGACGCTCCACAGGCGCCGGGTGCGCTCGCGGCTGGCCACCGGGACGCTCGACCACATGCGCTGGGCCAGGGCGATCGACGTCGTCGGCGACGCCGGGAACGTCACCGCCGACACGTCGAAGACGTCGGCCAGCATGTAGATGTCCCGGACGTTGGGCAGGCCCAGCTCGTCCTCGCCGGTCCACACGTCGCCGGCAGGGTCGACGACCATCCCGACCGACATCTGCGTGACCGTGCCCCGCTGCATGGCGACGATCAGGTCGTTGGCCGCCGACATCCGGGGATCGAGGTACGCGGTGACGCACAGCGCCTCCGGCGTGTCCGTCAGGATCAGCGAGGCCTCCGCGCCCGACCGCGCCAGGGGCATGTCCTTGTGGTTGAAGAGGAAGCGGACGTCGAGGTCGGCGCGGTTGGCCAGCGGCGTGAATGCGCCGTAGTGGATCGTCTCGGTGAACGACCCCCAGAAGTCCACGACCTCGTAGGGCACGCCGTAGACGATCACCTTGCCGAACACCTCGACGAGCCCGGACGAAGATGCTGACGCGTCCCGGATCTC